AAGGCGTTTAAAAAAGCCAGAGATTATTTTCCCTTCAATAGAAAATTCTATCATTATTTTTGATGGCTCAGTTTCTCATTCTATAGAATATATGCCTAATAAGGTTTTTGATAATATTGATTCTCATAGATATTCTGTGGTTTTTGATTTTATTTAGAAGAGGACAAGTAGATTCGACAACTCTTATATATTATAATAAAGCATGCCTTTAAGTTTTGTAGATATAAGACCAGGATTCAATAAACAGATTACTCCTACAGCTGCCGAGGGGCAGTATATTGATGGGGATAATGTAAGATTTAGATACGGTCTACCAGAGAAAATTGGTGGTTGGGAGCAACTAACTGCTAGTACAATAGTAGGTGCAGCAAGAGCTCAACATCAATGGACAGATTTAGATGGTCGTAGATACGTTGTGCTAGGCACTCATAAAGCTTTAATACTTTATTATTCAGAAGCCTTTTACGACATTACACCCTTAGATGCAGCTTTGTCAGGAGCTACTTTTAATACTACAAGTGGCTCAGCTACAGTTACAGTGAATTTAACCAACCATGGATTTGAAGTTGGAGATTTATTTACATTCACAATGTCTTCAGCTCCAACTGGTTTTGTGGCTGCAGATTTTGACGGAACATTTCAAGTCGTAACTGTAACAGACATCAACTCCTTCACAATTACTATGGACTCTAATGCTACTGGCACTGCATCTGGATCGGGTTCGGCTTCAATAAATCCTTACGTTAGACCAGGTGCTTTAAATCAAACGTTTGGTTTTGGATGGGGTACTGGTTTATGGAGTGGTAGTTTAGCTGGAGCAATATCCTCAACTTTAAATGGCTCTTTAGCTGACGACGCACAAGGTAATAATGGATCAGCCACAAATATTACTTTAACTGATGCCTCTTTATTTCCAACAACTGGAACAATTTTAGTAGGTGGTGAGTTAATAACGTACACCGGCAAGTCATCTAATGATCTAACAGGAATTACCAGAGGTGCGAGCGGGTCCACAAGATCAGCACACTCAAATGGATCGATAGTTGAGGACACAGCAAACTTCGTTGGTTGGGGACAAGCATCTTCAGCAAGTACAGTTGTTTTACCTTCTGCTGACTGGTCATTAGATAATTTTGGACAAACTTTAGTAGCAACAATTTTAGATGGTAAAACTTTTACTTGGGAACCAATAAATTCTAATGTGAACGCTCCGCAAACAAGAGCCGCTGTAGCTTCTGGCAATCCCACATCATCTGTTATGACAATTGTGTCGGATCAAGATAGACACTTATTTCATTTAGGTACTGAAACAACAATAGGCTCTACAGCATCACAAGATAAAATGTTTATAAGATTTTCAGATCAAGAAGATATATCTGACTATGCCCCTACCTCTACGAACACCGCTGGAACTTTTCAATTAGATGATGGCACAGAAATAAGAGGTGCAGTAAAAGGAAAAGATTATATATTTATTCTAACAGATACAGCTGCCTACATCTCTCAATTTGTTGGACCACCATTCACTTTCTCTATTAGAAAAGTTGGTTCTAATTGTGGTTTGATAGGAAAACATGCAGTCGTTTATGCAGATGGTGTCGTTTATTGGATGGCTGATTCAGGTGGATTTTTTGTTTATGATGGAACTGTAAAAAGTTTACCTTGCACTGTAGAGGATTTTGTTTTTACAACAAATAATACTGGCGACTTAGGAATAAGTTTTGACCAAGCTAAAAAAGTTTACGCTGGTTATAATACTTTGTTTGGTGAGGTAACTTGGTATTACCCTAAATCAGGATCTACTGGTATTGATAGAAGCGTAACATTCAACTACACTGAAAATACTTGGACAACAGGATCGTTAGCAAGAACCACTTATTACGATGCTCAGCTTTTCGATCATCCATACGCAACAGAATTTTCATCGACTGGAGTCCCAAGCTTTCCAACTATAAAAGGTGCTACAAATACAAACGGTGCCACTACATTCTATGAACATGAAAAAGGAGTTGACCAAGTTAATAGTTCGGGCACAACTGCGATTTTAGCTAATATTCAATCAGGTGATTTTCAATTAAATTTAGACGGTCAAGGAGAATTTTTTACAAAAATTAGAAGATTTATTCCTGACTTTAAACGTTTAACCGGTGATGCACAAGTTACCATAAATTTAAAAGACTTTCCAGTGGATACAGCAGCATCCTCACCTCTTGGACCATTTACTATTTCATCGTCTACTCAAAAAATAGATACAAGAGCTAGAGGTAGAGCAGCAAGTTTAAAAATTGAAAATACGAGCACAGGCCAATCATGGAGATACGGAACGTTTCGTGCTGACGTGCAACCAGATGGTAGAAGATAATGGCAAAAATTACAGCTTATATTCCAGAACCTAAAGAAACTTATCAACCTGAAAATCAGAGACAAGTTTTGCAATCTTTAGATACGGTAAAGCAACAACTTAATACTTCATATCAACAAGATTTAAAAAATGAACAATCAACTTTTAATTGGTTTATATCATGACTATACAATATAAAAATGCAGGGATAAATTTAAGCACAACAGGGACAACAACTGTGTTAACTTCTCCATCCTCGGCAAGATGTTTAGTAAAACAAATTCAGGTAGATAATGCATCTGCATCACCTGTTAATTTATCAGTTCAGTTTACAGACAGTTCTACATCTACAACTTTTCGAATAAGAAATAAGGCTATACCAGCTAATGAAGTTGTTGATATAATTAATCAAACTTTAGTTTTAGAAGAAGGTGATTCATTAAAAATGACAGCGGGCACTGCTAATGAGTTACAAGGTATTATAAGTTACGCACAGATCGATAGGTCACAAGAAAATGGCTAAGAAAAAACCTGTATTTGGTGTTAATACTTATATTAGAAAAACAAGAAAAAAAAGACCAGGCAGACATACAAAGAGATTGAACAAACACAAAAAAAAGAGTATGAAGAAGCAACGCTATAAAGGACAAGGAAGGTAATATGGAAATAAGAAGAATACCAGCACACGCAGTAGAAAAAATAAAAAATAAAAGAACTGGAAAAGAATATAAAGATAAAGCAGAGTTTGATGCAGATGTAGCAGACCCAAATACAGATACAACTGCAGCAGATTTTCAACAAGATCTTATAATTACTCCAGCTTCAGTTGGTGGCAAAAGCGATACTAAATGAGTCCTCTAGGAGGGACAGAGTTACAGTATCAGCTATTATATAAATACGTTGATAACACTTTATTAGATAATTTTTTAATCACAACGTCAGTGCCTGAAAAAATTCCTCTAAGTAAAGATAAAATAAATATTCTTTGGCAACAAAATTCATACGATCAGCCTAATATAATTAATTGGTTTTCACAAAAAGATAATCATAATAAATATGATTTTTATGTTTTTAATTCTCATTGGTGTTATGAAAAATTTAGAATGAGATTTAAGATACCAGAAAATAAATCCACAGTTATTAAAAATGGAGTAGAGGCTTTTCCAGATAAAAAATTTGTAAGAGGAGATAAAGTAAAACTTATTTATCATTCGACCCCTTGGCGAGGTCTAAATGTTTTACTTGGTGCGATGCAATTAGTTAAAAACAAAGATGTAGAATTAGATGTTTATTCAAGCACCCAAATATATGGCGATGATTTTAAAAAGTCTAATGATGATTATTACAAAGGGTTATATGATCAGGCTAAAGCTTTACCAAACGTTAATTACGTTGGATATGTAAGTAATGAAGAGATAAGAAAAAAATTACAGTCTTATGATCTTTTTTGTTTTCCTAGTATATGGGAAGAGACCTCATGCATATCGGCTATCGAAGCATTGTCAGCTGGTTTACATATGGTTACTACTAATTATGGTGCACTCTTTGAGACTTGCTCAGAATGGCCTGTCTACGTAAATTACACTAAAGATTATAAAAATTTAGCTGAATTATTTGCATTCTCTATTGATGAAGTTTGCGGTTATCTATACAAAGGAAGTGTGCCAAACTTTTTAAAAAGACAACAAGAATTTTACAGAGAATTTTATTCATGGGATAAACGAAAATCTGAATGGACTAATTTTTTACAAGGACTATTACATGAGCAACGATCCAAACTCTAGACCTATTTGGTTTAATGAGAAGAATGAGCTTGATGAAAGAAGTTTATTTGTAGCTACTCCTGTGCATTCAGAAGTAAGTATTCATTATACTCAATCTTTATTAGAATTACAAAAACAAGCTATTAAGAAAAAAATAAAAATTGTATTTCAACTGTATAAGTCTTCCTTAGTTACTCAAGGTAGAAACTTATGCGTGTCAGCTTTTTTAAGAAGTGGATTTAGCCATATGCTTTTTATTGATTCTGATATTGGTTTTAAACCACAAAGTGCATTCAATCTTTTAGATGCTAATAAAGATGTTGTATCTGTGCCTTACGCACTAAAAGATATGTGTTGGGATAAAGCTCTGTACATGATTAAAAATAATAAAATTAAAACAATAGATGATTTAAAATATAAAGCTTTTTATAGGTATCCGTTTAAAGTAGCACAAACGGATAGCATAGAAGTTAAAGGAGGTGCTATAGAAGTCACACACTCTCCGACAGGCTTTATGATGATTAAAAGGACAGTATTTGAAAAAATGATAGAAAAGTATCCTGAGTTTGAAATAAACCAAGATAATATAATTAATGGAAAAAATGAAAAGGTTAAATATTTCTATAATTTTTTTGACACGCTTCACGACCCTGAAACTAAGACTTATTTAGGTGAAGATTTTGCTTTCTGTAAGAGGTGGAGGGATATAGGTGGCAAATGTTATTGTCTTGTAAACGACTATATTAGCCACATAGGGGAACATCAGTATACAGCCTGTTTTGCTGATGAGTTGATTAAGCAATTTTAGAGTGGTAATATTGTAATACTATATAGTATTATTATGGATCCATTTACTTTAGCATTAGCCACATTTGGCGTTCAGAAACTACGTGGTAAATCCACAAAAAGAGCATTGAGAGATGCTGCCATAGTGGGTGGTGGCTCTTATGCTTTTGGTCAAGCGGCAGGGGCTGGTATGATACCAGGTGTTACTCCAGGTTCAGGTATAGGTAGAATAGGACAAGGATCAGCTTTCTCTGGCATACAAGGAATATTAGGAACTAAAGGCCTTACAAAAGAGGCTGCTCAAGCACAATTAGGAAAAGGTGCTACTGAAGCTGAAATAGCAAAACTTATGAAAGGCTCTGGATTTAGAGGTTTAGGCACTGGAGAAAAAATTTTTGCAGGGACCACTTTATTAAGTTTGCTAGAGGGAGGTGAACCTGAAGTTAAACCACCATTTACAGAAGAGGATTATAAAAAAGCATATGATGAACAGGTTTCGAAATTAGGTGATGGATTTACACCTTTTACAGGTACTCAACCAACTGTAGCTGAATCTTTTGCACCATCGACAATATACGCAGCAAAAGGTGGCCTAGCGGAGATAAGAAAATTTAAAGAGGGCGGTGTAAATTTTCTACCCTCTAAACTCGATCACGATGAAAAAGATTTTAATAACTACGTAAGAGCACAAGGTTATGTAGAGGATGGAAGCGGAGCAGGTGATAAAGATGAAGATACAATGTTAGCACAATTAGCTGACGGAGAGTTTGTATCTAGAGCAGATGCTGTTTTAGGTGCGGGTATTCTATCTGGTGCTAATCCTAGAAACTTTAAAGTCATGAGAGAAAAAGGTGCAGAATTTTTTTATGATCAACAAAAAAAATTTAAAAGGGTTTACGATTTATTAAATGAGAGCAAAACAAATTAAAATAAGAAAAGAAGTAAGTGTTCTCTATATTCACCCTAAAAGTGTGGATGAATATTGGGCTTTGTGTGAGTTCAACTTAAAAGAGGGATTGAAGTACGATGGTGACCCTATGAGTTTAAAAGAGTTAAAAAAAAGAATTAAATTAGGAGACTATCAACTTTTTTTAATGTTTGGTTCTGATTGTGGAGAAAAATATAAGGTCTTCGGAGTTTTTGTAACAAGGGTAATGAAACTCCCTAATTATAATCAAATGGAAGTAATATTACTTAAAGGTGAAAAGAGAGAGTTATGGCAAGATGAGGCTGCTGATATGATTGAAAATTTTGCTGTACAACATGATTGTAAAAAAATAGCGGTTCATGCAAGACCTGGTTGGGAAAAATTTTTAAGCACAAAAAATTGGAAAGTTAAAAGATATTTATACACTAAGGAGTTAACATGAGTTTTATATTCGGAGGCGGCGGAGGAGGCGGCGGGGGAGGATCCTCGTCAGGGACTCAACAAAATATACAAAGAGAAGCTCCGGGCGTAGAGTCTAGAAAACTTGCATTATATGACCAAGCTGCCAAATTAGCTGCTCAACCAGTTGCACTACCGGGTATTCAAGTTGCACCAGCTACTGGTTTAGAACAAGCAGCATTTACACAAGCTGGTCAAACAGGTGTTGGTGCTCCTGCGGTTCAAGCAGGTATAGCAGCCGCCGCACTAGGAACAACCGCTCCGCAGGTTTCTCAATTTTTTAATCCGTTTGATCAGTTTGTTTCGGATGAAGTCACAAGACAAGCGGGCATTGCACAAAATCAATTAGCTGCACAAGCCGTAAGAGCAGGTGCATTTGGTGGTGGAAGAGAAGGTGTGCAAAGAGCTGAAATAGAGAGAGCAAGACAAGCTAACATCGGTCAATTAAGAGCAACAGGTTTTCAGCAAGCATTAGGTGCAGCACAAGCAGAAAGACAAAGACAATTACAAGGCGGTCAATTATTAGGTGCTTTAGGTGCACAACAACAACAGATGGGTTTGGCTGATATACAAAGTCAGTTGCAAGCAGGTGCAGTGCAAAGAGGACTAGGTCAGGCTGCATTAGAGGCATCAAGACAAACACAATTACAAAGACAGTTTGAGCCTTTTCAAAGAATAGAATTTTTAAAAGGTATCATGACTAACTTACCTACAACACAAAGTACAATAACAGCAACCACGGCTCCCGGATCTAATCCTGTATCTCAAGCTTTAGGTGCTGGGCTAGGAGCATATTCTACTTATCAATTTATGCAACCAAGGAGATAAGATGGATAGTGTATTAACTAGAAAATTATTTAGAGATAAATACTTTCAATTACATAAACCTAAAAAGTTTAACAAAGGCGGTATTACATCTATACCTAAATTTCAAACAGGTGGATTTTTTACACCACAACAAGAAAAGGCCATATTAGGATTTACTGTGGCTCAAGAATTATTAGAAGGTAAACAGTCTCCTGGTAGATCAAATATAAGAGGAGCACTTGCAGACTTATCAAGAGGTATTACAAAATTACCAGAGGCAGCTACAAACTTAGCCAAAGCTAGACCTAAAGCTCCCGCTCCTGTTGAAACAATAAGAGAGGCAACGGCAATGGAAAAGAGATCACTTGGATACAGTGAGAAAGATAGACTGGTTGTTAAAACTAAAGGCGGTAATGTAACGGGTATAGCAGATAAACCAACTGCAGGTGAAAGAAAATCACAAGCGGCACAAGAAACTACAATCAACACAGCTAAGGATGTTTTATTTTTATTAGATAAAACAGGAGACCCTACTGGCAAAATTGGTGGAATTACTATTGGTATAAGATCATACTTAGGTAATAAAGATCTAGCAGAGCTTTCTGTAAAAGTACAAGACTTAAAAAAATCTGCTATTCAAGCACTTAGGGGTGCACAAGTAGGTCCAGCTGAGGAAGCGTC